AAATCAAAGGCTGCTGTGAATTCCATTGTTTCTTTGATTAAATCTTCTAGCTTATCTTCTTCCTTGTATGGGTTGAAGTTTACTTGCGCTAAAGTGATAACAATTTTAGGGTGGCCGCTTCCGCTTCCAATGGTGACGTCTGTATTTTCAATTGTGATCTGCATTGCCTTTTTGGTATTGCCAGTGAATAAATCGCGCCATGTGCTATCGTTTTGTACGGCGGTAATGCTGCCGCTAACTTCTAACTGGCCGTTTCTTACTGCTACTGGTTCGACGCTTCCTAGGCCGAATACTGCCTGCGCGTTCTTGGTAATTTCTAAGTCTGCGCCTTGAATGGCCACTGCGGTGGCTGCGCCTAGGCCTGCGATGTCGTCTGCTAATTTAACACTGACGTGGCGGCCTACAAAGGCGTTGTCTGTGTTGTAAAAGCTAGGGGTGAGTGTTCCGTCGGCTTCAAACTTTCCAATGAAAGAAGCGGCAAATCTTACGTAATCGTCTACTACTGCGCTAATGCTTAGCGAGTTTGATAAACTGAACGGGATCTGCTTACTGAAGTTTAAGTCTTTGAAGCTCAATGTTGCGCTTGGGTGCTCGTTGCTATTTAGAACGCTTAATGTGTGAGGATAAACTCCCGCGCTTGCTGCGCCAGTATTAACTGCTCCTAGCGAAAATAAGAAAAGCAAAGCTGCAGCCTTGTCGGTCAAATAACCCTCCATTACTGGCTCGCAGTGCTTGCTTACTATTTCACTGCCACTGTTGCTTTCTACTCTGCCAATAGCCCCGTCTTTTCTTTTGGTGACTACTAGCGGGTTGGCATTAAACTTTGTGACAGGAACCCAGAAAGACGGAACGACTGCTGTGCCTTTCGTCGCTTCTTTGGCTATGCCTACCTGTCTTACGCGTGCGATTTGATTGCTCATAGATTTAACTTTTAATTGTTTTTAGCTTTTGCCTTGCGGCGTTTTTTTATTTTTTTAGGGCTTTTGTTTTGGTCTGGTCTTACGGCCTTGTTTTCAAAGTTTTTTATCATATAATTCTGCTTAACTTTTCGGTCGTGAGAGTAATCGTTGCTGCTCTGTTTTGTGCTTCTCTACTAACCCAGCCCTTGCTTGCACTTATCGTCATTTTATCACAGGCTCCACCGAGTGTATAATCTACTTGAAAAGCCTGCACTATTTTAACCAGTAGGTTGTCTACGATTTGCTCAGCATTTTCGGGGTTTTGCGCGCTTATCTCTTGATAAACTCTAATCGTAAAAACAATTACATCCCTGTCCGAGGTAGTGTCTAAATATGACGGGTTGTAGTCGGTTGAATAAATGGCTGCTGCTGGGTATTGGGCGAGCTCGCCTTTTTCGTACCCGTAAACAAGCGCTAGGCCGTCAATGGCTTTGAGTTTGTTTTCTATCGCTGTTTTTAATGTTGTTAGATTTTCTATCATAAGTTTTCTTTTATTTTTCTTGCACCCGCAGCAGGAGTTGAACCTGCGTTCTTCGGTTTTGGAAACCGATGCTCTTGGCCACTAAGCTATGCGGGTTTACTTGCTTAGTAATTTTTCTATTAACTCACCAGCTTTCCTGAATAAATCTTGTATTGGGCTTTCTACTTTGTCGCGGGTTCTCTGCATAAATGGGTTAGCCTTTGTTCCGCGCTTCCTGATGTTCGCCCTGACTGCGTAAGGGTTTAATCCTTTCTTGGCCGCCCACTTTGACAGTCCTGTAAAGTCCGAGCCCGTGATGTTTGTTGCCGCTCTGCCGAACTCTACATCTTTCGCGTAGTCTGCTGTCGGTTCTACTTTGACTTGTATCGGGGTGTACTCCATGTGCATTGACCGCTGCAGGTTTCCTGTGTAGTGTGGCGCTTCCTTGACTGCCTCTTTGAATATGTCTTTTCCTGCTTCCTTGGTTGTGTCCTCTAGCACCTTGCCGACTTTGTCTGGGGCTTCTGCGAACGCTTTTTGCATTTCGGCCAGCCCCTCTATTTGTATGCCGTATGCTTCTGCCATAAGTTTAGCTGTTTAATTTCTCAATAACTGCTCGTTGGAACTCTATGCTAAAGTTTCCGCTCGGTTTTTTTACTCCACGGACGATGTACCTTTCGCTGTTTATCGTTAGTCTATCTGACACTTGGAGCGCTATTGTTGGTTCGCAGATTAAGCTGCTGCTCTGGCTTATGTTTCCGTCGCTTAGCATTGCGTCCTGCGGGCTAATTGTTAGCACCATTCCGCGCAATGTTCCCAGCGCTGCGTAGCTCTCTTGTGTGCCGTAGATGTTCGGGTTTAACCGCTCGGCCGTGATTGTGTTTTTGAAAAAAATGCGCATAGGTTTTAAATAAATGAGCGGCGGGTGTATCTGTTAATAACCGCTTGCTCCATTTCTGTTATGGCGTCTTTCCAGCTAATGCTTACGCCCTCGTAGCTTTCGTTGGCTATTCCTTGGCTCTTGCGCTGGTTGTAAACTCTCGCGACTATCATGCTTGCGGTCAATTCTAGGTCGTATGGTGTCGCGCTAAAGCCTGCGGTGTAGGTTATTCTTAGATTTCTCTTGCCTGCTATCTTCTGGTGTAGATAAATTGTGCCATTCTCTGGGTAGGTATCGTAATCGTCGGCGCTCATTTCTTTCCAGTCTGGGGAGCTGTTGCTTCCGTTCTGGTATTCCACTTTGATTTCTGGGGTGCTGTAAATGTAGCGATGTCTTAATCTTAACCACTGGCCGTTGTCCCCGTCGTGGATCTCGTTTTCGTGCTCAGTTAATTTGAACCTCTGGCCGCCTGCTTCGCCCTCTATGTACGCTGTTATGGCGTCACAGAGAGTGTCTAGCAATGTGTCGTCCGTGTTCGCCGTTATTCCTAGCAGCGCCTTGACTTTCTCTTTAGTTGTTAGGTTGTGGGTTTGTGGCATATTTTTATGATTTCCAATTGTTTATAAATGTTTGCTTGTTGTATGGGGTGGTTATCGCTGGGAGCTTGAATTGTTCGTAGAAGTTTTGGCTTTCGTATACTCCGTGCGGGTCTAGTCTTCCGTAGCGTTTTATTTTTTCTTGCACATCAGCTTCGCTTGCGTAGCCGTAGTGTTTGAATAAATGGTCGCTTGTTCTTCTGTTCTCGTAGGCGTAAATTGGAGCGCTGCCGCAGTGTACTGGTGTGTCGTAGTGATCCTGCGATTTCTCGCGGTCTACTCTAAATAAGCGCACATTCTTTTGTCGGCCGAATAAGCCGTCTAGCCTTACTTCCTGTTTATTTTTCCAGAAGTGAGCGATGTAAAAGTCCCACGCTATACCCCTTTCTAACCATTCGTTAATTTTGAAACGATTAACGTCCTCGTCAAAGATTTCGTCTGCGTCTATTGGAATTATGCCGTAGGCGTTTTTGCTTATGGCGTATTCCGTGGCGCGTTCCCTTAGTTTCCCCTCGTCTGTGCCGAATAACTTTTTCTTGTGGCTGTGTATTGTTATCGGGAACTTCTCAGCTAACTTGCGGCAGATTTCTTCGGTTCGGTCTGTGGCGGCGTCTATGGTTATTACTAGCTCGTCTATCAGGTGGCGGTTGAATAAATCTTCTACTGTCATTTCTAAGTAGCGACCCTCCTCGTTTCCCACTATCATTGACCCGATTACTCGCTTGCTGCTCTTTTCCCATTTCTGTAAAAAGTAGCTCTGCCCGTTTAGGAAGTTTTCCTCCCAGAACTTTGACTTGCTGTTCATTGAGCGCTTGCCTTTATGTTTAGCTCTGGCGTTGCTTACGGCCATTTTGTAGCCGCGTCGCAAAATGTTTTCGCAGATGTCGTTGTCCTCCCACATAAAGAAGTACTGCTCGTCAAACCCGCCTATTCTTTCAAAGATTTCTCGGCGTACAAGCATAATGCTGCCGTTGATAAACGTATCGCGGAAGCTGTCCTTGTTTCCTACTATCGCCACGTCTTTGTCGGCAAAGCTCAGCAATGCTTCTTCAAAAAAGCCCGCCTCTAGTTGCGCGTCGTCGTTTAAGAAAAGTATAAACTCGGCCAGCGCCTCGTTCATTGCTGCGCCGTCATTGCAGGCTTTTGCGAAGCCGCCGACTTTCTTTGTAAACTTGCGCACCACTGTTCGCACACTTTCTATGTGCTTGCTTGGCGGGATGTTTATTTTAGTCTTGTCGCTCGGCGTTGGTATCACAATGTCTACTTTGCCGCGCTTGTAGGGCACACCGAAAATGTTGCACCCTGTTAGCTCTGGTTTGAAAGGTTCTAAGCCCTCGCAATTTAAGTCTGGGTTGTCTATTGGTTCTGCTGCTTGCGCTCTTTTTAGTCGGGCGTATTCTCTTTCGTCGACTGTTGCGAGCTCGCCTTTTAGATATGGCGTAAAGTTTCGCAGCATTTTTACTGTTATTCTCATATTTTTGCTTAGGCAATTGTGCCCCCGAGTTTCCTCAGGAGCACTATGCTTAAACAAGGCCTATTTTACGCCTGTTAATTTGCGGAATGCGTCGGTGTTAACCAGTACGCCGTCGACTGCTTGGTAAACAATAACGTCTACTTGTAAGCGTCCAGGCACCTGTCTAACCTCTGACATCATGTTCTCGCCGTCCTTGATCCAGTACTCTGCTAAGTCACCGAAGTAGATTTCAGTTTCGTTAGTGCCAGAGCCTAGGTTTGCAGGAATGTCAGCGCATTCTTCCAACGGCTTGTTGAAAATGGTTTGACTGTTCTTGTCAAAAATCGGCTGCTTGTTCTCGTCTTTCAGCTTCATGATTAACTTCATAGCTGCGTTAGACGCTAACCACACACCATTTGCGCGGTACTGTTCAGGCACAGAGTAGTAAAGGTTGACGATGTCGTCGTAAGACAACGCTGTGGAAGCCTGAGGTACTGCGGTAATGGTGGCTACCCTGATACCTGTTGGCTTGCCGTCGCCGTCACCAGCAACGAATGCGGTTTCTTCTGTGCTTCGCAAAGCGCGAGCAGCTAATTTAGAAACGTAATTCTCAATGCTGATAGGAGTGCTGTTCATTAACTTGTAAGGAACGCGAACTCTTGCGGCTAAGTAGAAATCGTCAAGTGATTTCTTTGCTACTGTTGGGTTGCTTTCAGTGATGTCTGCGTCAGCTTCTGTGGTCACCCAGTATGCGGTGACGCCAGTTGCTTCAACAGGCAAGTCAAACTTCCCGTCCATTGAAAATACAAAAGCGTATTTTCTAATCTTTGCGATTTTGTCTTTCTTCTCGTGAATGGCGGCTGCTAATTCGGTAGGGATCGCGTACCCGAATGAAGAAGTGCCGCTGCCAATGGTTTTTTTCTCGAGCTTGCCATTGACTAAGTCGCGTACGAATTCAGCAGATTTCTCTGCGCGTTCGTCTGCATTTAAGCTCTTGCTTGCTTTCATGTTAGAGATTTCGTCTTTCAAAGCCTTTACTTCGTTCACGATTTCACTTTCGTTTACGGTTTCGGCAATGGTAGACTTCAATTCCTCCATGGTCATTTCTTTCTTTTCCATAGTTTTGAAAAATTAAAGTTTTTTAGTTTCGAGTCACCCTGAGGATGTACTCTAAGGCCTTATCGGCCTGTTTTGCTGATTGCCGTAGTTTGATTACAGTCTTTTGATCGACTGACAAAGTTTCGGCTTCGACCTTTTCTTGCCCTTTTGCGGTTGCGTCAAGCAGCTGCTTCAAAGGCGTTATTGCATTTTTTAGTGCGTTTTTTAATGTTTCCATTTGGTCTATAACTTCCGTTATCAGGGTTCGGTTAGCTTCACTTAGTGCCCTGCCCTCTTTCAATTCTGGCTCGTTTTCTATGTTCCCTGCCGTTTTTTCGGCCTCGAGAGGGGCGGGGAAGTCCTCATTTTCGCCCTCTGGGGCGTTTTCGGGTGTAGTTGTTGCCTCTGGGGTTGTTTCCTCGTTCTCTGGGGCTTCTGTGCCCTCAGGGGTAGTTTCAGGGGTTGGCTCTGGTACTACTTCTGGCTCTGGTTCTGGCTGTTCTTCTTCTACATCTTTTTTAGCGGTCTTAACTCCTAGCACTTGGGTCGCTGGGTTAGCGCCTACTAAAACTGGCGACCATTCGTAAAGTTTTAATCTCTTTAAGTGACGGAAGCCGTCCTCGCCCATGTAGTCCTCCTCCACTGAATAACCTATGCTGAATTCGTCTACTGTGCCGAACTTTAAATCACTGTAAGCCTCGCGGCCTCTTTGTGTTTCAAGGTTGAATTGTCCTTTGATATAAAGCCCCGCGTCGGTTTCTTTTGCTTCTAGGGTTTTTGATACTGGAATTGTCCAGTCGTGCATCCACACCCCCTTGGGGTATTTCCGCTGTAAGCTCTCGACGAACGCACCCTTGTCTACGATTTCGCCGTAGCTGTCTACGTTTCCAAAACAAGACACGATCGCTTCTACAATTCCTTTTTCGTCGTCAGTTGCTTTAATGCTGACTGTTAGGCTTTTGTATTGCATGTCGTTCCCTTTGGTTTCGTATTCTTTTTTGATGTCCATATTTTTCTTTTTAAGTTTTATTTAGGCAAAAATGTGCATTCGCAGTTTGGGTGGCTGTACTCGACTACTCCTTGCTGTGCTTCTTTAGTTGACCAGTCGGCCATTGAATTACTGACGCAAACTTCGCAAGGGTCGCTGCCTGCTAGGTACCATTCGCATTCTTTGATGTCGTATTCTTCCCACGCAAAGGCTTCGCCCGCCGTTAGTGCTCTCGCACTTTCTGTTCTTGCTATCATATCGGCGCGGCTTTCTGCGACTGTTTCTAGGTAGCCTTGTATGCTCTCTGAGAGTGCGGCTGGGCTTTGTCCTGCTTCTACTCCGTCTGTTATCAATTTTGTGAATTGTTCGGCTGTGGTCTTGGTGATGTCTTTTGCGTATTTCTCTGCTACTCTTTCCGTCCATTCTCTAACTTTTGGAATGGAGGCGAGGTTGATTTTTGGTTCGTTGATTAAAGAAACGCCCGCGTCTGCGCCTAATGCTAAGCTCGCGAAGTATTGCGGCTCTATAATGCGCATTGTCAATTCTATTTCTTCGTCCTCGTCAAATAAGAGCTCTGCTGGTTTTATTTTTTTAAAGTCCTTTTTATTTAGCTTGGCTTGTAGCTCTTTAGCCTGTCTTTCAAAAATCTGCAGGAATTTCTGCTTCCAGCCGCTTGCTACGTTATCTTTTAGCTCTACGTAATTGCGCCAGATTTTCTCTTTGGCCGCGTCGTCAAGATCGAGGCGGGACTCCTTTGCTTCCCCGACCTTGACGCTTAGCACGGCTTCTTTATCTCGCTGCTTCTTTTCTAGTTTTTCTATGGCCTTGCTTGCTATTTCTTCCCCGAACCTCTTTTTTCTTATGTTGCGGGAGTTGATTTTGATTTTGATTTTTCTTTGTTTGCTTAAAGGCACGCTGCTTAAATTAACGGCTTTTAATTCTCGCTTGGTATTGTCTTTGTGATCGTGGCCGCAGTCGCAGTCTTTCTTGCCCTCGGTCATTGTTGGCACATTGGCTATGCTCTGGTAGATACTGTCGCCGCCAATTAACGGCTCTTTGCCTAGGCTTTCTCTGGCCTCGTTGACTGTTAGCCAGACGTTTGTTCCTGCTTGTAGCCAGCGAAGTTGTAGCTCGCTGTCCTCTGGTGCGAAACTTTCAAAGTCTAGGTATAAATTGTCGCCAAAAATCGGCACTAAAAATTCGTTTAATTGCTCGGTTATCATTGTCATAATCGGGTCTAGGGTGTACTTGCCGAATACCATTTCCGAGGTTTCCGCTGTGGCGCGGTTGTATTGACCCTCTAGGCCTAACAAGATTTTAGGAACGCCGAAAACCGACAAGATTTCGTCGCGGTTCATTCCTCGTCCTTGTATCCATTCTAAATCTTTAGGCGGTATGCTGTATGGGTTCATTTTCGCTCCGTTTGATAAAACCATTACCTTGTTCGCGTTTTCAAAGCCGCCGTAGGCTTCGTTGAATTGTTCTTGTAGGAGCTTCTGCTCGTCTGGTTGTAAAATAGCGGGAACTTCCACGACTACTGACGGCTTGGCGCCAGAAATCATTAAGTTTTTATTCCACTTAGTCATTTTGTCGTCTGTTTCGGCGACCTCTCTTATTGCTTCTATGTGGCTGCGTCCTACTTTTGGGTTGTTTGGGTCTGGGTTCTTAAAAATGATTACTTTGTCCTTTGAGTAAATTGTCCCGTTGTATTTGTATTGGGTTGGGTTTCCGTTTTCGTCTTTGCCCGCTACTTTTAGCTGGGTTGGAGGCACGACAAAGATTTGCTCTGTCTTTCCTTTTTCGTTTTTATCTAAAACCCACGGGCTTTGTCCTTGTAGTAAAAAATAAATAAAACTAAGTTTAAGGCTGTCAAACTTAGTCATTTGGTCATTGAATTTGTAAAGCAAGCCCAGCAATTCGTGATCTAAAAGCTCCACCACTTCGCCCTTTTTGTTCATTTGATAAAGGCGCCATTCTGTTTCTGCTAATTTGTTTGAAATTAAATTGACGCACGAAAATATCCAGCGGCTGTAGAACTCTGTTTCTTTGCTCCAGCCTCCTAGATTAAAAGTTGAAAGTGAATTGAGCGGCAAACTCTTTACTGCGTCGCCAACGAGTTTTTGAAAGTATTTTTTGAAAATCATAAGTTTGAAATTGTCAAGCGTATCTTGAGCTTATTTTACCGCGCTTTTATCTGGCACGCAATTTAATGTTGTTTTTATATTGTTTTTGCGCTCTCTTTCTATTCTACCCCTGTCATTCTCTCTCGCTAATCTTGCGTTGATAAAGTTTCCGCACTCACAGCAGCGGGCGCGCGTTAGCCATTCGTCCACTTCTTTGATGTTTGGGTTTTTAACTCGGCCGCGCTTGTACCTAAATAAACGACCACAGGACGGGCAGACAAATCTTAAGATCCCGTCGCCTCCTTTGGTTTGTTCTCGCATAGGCTTATTTCCTCTAACTCTCTACCCCAGAGCTTCTTTGCTAGCTGTGCTTTTTGCACTCCTAGGGTCATTTCGGTTATGAGGGCGTTTAATTTTTCGGCGTCAACGACTTCGACTATTTCGCTGACTTTTGATTTCAGGCCTAGCAAGTGTTTGAAGCTCTTTTTTGCTTCTGTGATTTTTATGCGGCCTAATAAGTCCACATCCTCTTGCTGTCCGTCTGCCCATTTTACCTTTGCCTTGACTGCTCCCATTAAGTAAAAGTTGCCCTGTCCTCCTAATTCCGCGGGGCGCAAAAAGCCAATGGTTAGCTCGAGGTTGTTTTCTATGTGTTGTTTTGTGTCCATAAAGTTTATTGTTTTAAGACTGTTAGAAAGTCGCTTGCTTTTCTTGCTAATGGCAGCAATTTGAGCGCGTTGCAGAGTGCGTCCGCTCCGTCGTCATGTGCTCCTCTTGGGAGGCTGCAGAGTTGCTCCCATAATTTCTGCTGCATTGAGTCGCCCTTTTTAAAGTGTATTTTTCCGTTCTCGATCAGCGGGGCTAATTCCATCTGGTATTTTTCTATTTTGTTTCTTAGGGTTGTGACGCCTATTATCGGGGTTGGTATGGTCGCCTTTGCTACTTGGACTGTGTCGGTTTGAAAGACGTTATCTTCTATCGCTATTTTGAGCGGCCGTTCTAACTCTGCCGCTTCACTGACTGCTCTTAGTCTGTTCGGGAAGTCTATGCGCGCTTCGTAATAACTTAGAATGAAAATGTCGCGGCTCTCGTAATCGTACGCTAGGCTGACCTTTGCCGTCATATCGCTCTTTGGGTCGTCTGGTCTGCGGCCGACTGATAAGTCCCAGCCCGTGAATACTTCTAGCTTCTTGAATACTGGCTCGCCCTTTTCGTTTTTGCCCATTGGCAGGTGTTCGTATTCTCGCTTCCATTCTGGCTTGATAATCTCGCCCACGAGGTTGGTTGCTAGGTTGCGGTATTCTTTGTCAAAAAACTTTACACCCGCCAGCTCCGCGATTTGCGCTTTCTTTTGCATAAGCGCTTGCCAGCTCCATTTTTCTGGGTAGAGTGTGATTTGTTTTTCTTCGTCTACTATCGCGTCGTATACTCGGCTGACTGACTTTCTGCTTGGATCTTCTAAAATCTCGCCCCAGTTGACGTTGTAGATGTCGTCGTCCCTTTGCTTTGTGCCTACAAATACCAGCTGCGTGTGTGGTTCGGCCATTGGGAGTATTTCAGCCGCTAGTCTTTCCTTGCTCTTGCGGTTTTGTTCGTCGCTGTAAATAACGGCCATGTCTATCACGTCGTCAAAAATCATTAAGTCGTCGTGGCCTCCACGGGCGCTTGACCAGAAGCCGCAGGCTTTTATTCTGCTGCCGTTGCCGAGGACTATTTCCATTTTGTTGTTAATGTCTGCGTTGTCTAGCAGGTCTTTGAAGTATGGCTTTGTTGCCCACCTGCGTTTTATGTTATCTAAAATTGAAATGGCTAAGGGGTCGCTCTTACTAAAAATGCGGACGCTGCTTTCGGGGTGTTGCTTGGCGTAGCGCAGGGATGTCATTTCCGAGAAGAAGAAAGTTTTTAAATGGTCGCGCGGTGCTTGAATAACTAGCAGGTTGTATTCGTTTAGCAAATCGTTCCATTCTCTATGAAGTGCTCCCAGCTTCCACTGGTGATCCGCTGACCTTTTGTGGTGCGGGTAGACTTCCTGCTCTATCAGGAATGGCAAGTCTATCTGGTAGAGCATTTCCCTGACCTCCTCCTGCGAGAATGCTGTTTTTGAAAGCGTTGATAAGTCTTGCTCGTTCATTTGGTTCTACTTGATTTATAATTGTCAAAAGAGATACTTTGCGCTCCTCGACCTTGAGCGTTCCTACTTTTCTTTCGTAAATGCCCGCGTCCATTTCTGCGCTCAGTAGCTTGAGCTCGTTTTCTGCTAGTGCTTTTAGGGCTTGCACTTTTGCTATGTCCTTTGCTCCTTTGTCTGCTGCTATCGTCCAGAGTTGGCCGTCTATTCTTTTCAGTTTATCTTGAAGCTCTGATATTCTGCGGCTGATGTTGGCTCTGTCGTTTCTCACTGTCCGCTCTACGTGTATCTTCTTCACTAACTTGCTGATGTAGACGAGGTCTAAGTTTAGCGGCGCGTTGAAACTTTTGCTCAGCGTTTCTTTTATTTCTCTTAGGCTGGCCTGCGGATCTACAACCAGAACCGCTCTTATGCGGCTCTTATGGTAGTTTTGAGTTTCTGTGCTTAATGCTGGCATTTATTTTTTAATTAAAACTTGAGCAGGAGGGTCGGATTTGAACCGCCGCCTCTCGGCTGGTAGCCGAGCGTGATACCACTTCACCACTCCCGCCTATTTATTTTATGCCCTCTGGCATTACTACTTTTTTCAATTCCTCGTAGTCTAATTTGGGAACGAGCAGTTTGCTTTCGTATGCTGGGTCTAAAATCTTTATGTATCTAATCTGGAAGCCTTTGAGAACTCTTGCGTTTAGCGCCCTGATAATGTTCGTTGTGCTTGCGCCTCCGCTCATTTCTTTCATACAGTCTACGCCTGTGGCTGCCTTTATTCTTTCGTAGGTTTTCTTTGACTTCATACTCGTGAATGTCAGCTTTGTGAATGCTTCTTTCATTGCGGGCACGTAGATTATCGTCTGGTTCGGTTTAATGCTTGTTAAATAAAACCCCGAGGCTCTGTAAATTGTCCCGCTGCCGCATTGGGTTGCGTCGGCGTAGCTCACTATCCACTTAATGTCTGGACGGAAGCGTTTGATTAACTTCATTGTAATTGCTAGGGCTCGGCTCTCGGTGTTGCGTGGTAGCGCTTGGCTGAATGCCATGCGGTTTAATTCCAGAAAACCTGACCACGGCGTGTCTGCTACTAAGGTCAAACTCTTGCGCTTGTCTATTGGGTGGCCGTATTGAAGCACTCCCTCTAGTTTTCCTTTCCAGAAAATGCCGAAATGTAGAGAACTGCTGGCCGCTACTTTCCCGCTGTAATGGTTGGCCATAACAAAGTCTTTAGCAATCGCGGGCTGAATGGTTTTGATTACTATGTCCTTGGCGCTCTCGCCGTCTTTCAGTTGTTCTGGCGCGATGTATTCTTTCGCGCGCTGTCTTTCTTCTGGCATTTGTTTTTATTCTACCACTTCTAAGTTTTTTATAAAATCTTCGCAAATTCTTGCTAGGGCATTTCCGTTTCCGTTTTGGTTGTCTGGGTATTCCGTGAAGTGTCCCAGCGCCTTGGCGGCTCGTAGTGCTTCTTGAATTATCTTTTTGTCTTGCCTTGCTACTTTAAGCACTACTTGCGGAAAGTCTGGATCTTCTTTGTCCGCTCCGTGTATGAAGCTCACTAGCTCCTGCACCTCGGCTGCGTCAAACCCCGTCACTTTCATTTTCTGTTCGTCGCTGATGTCTAACTCTTTGAATAAAGCCTCTAACTTTTCCGCGTCCCACGGGTCGTGGATGTTGTTGAGCCCGAGGTTGGCCATTCGTTCGTCGGTCGGGTCTAGGTCTACTTCTAGCACTGGCACTTCTTCTAGTTTGAGCTCCTCGGCTATTCCTAGTCTGGTATGGCCGCCGATTATGGTCTTTGTCCTGATGTTTAGAATTATCGGCTCTAAGAAGCCGAACTCGGCAATGCTGGCTTTTAATTCTTCCTTGGTTCTTTCGCTTGGCCTATTCGGGTTGTAGCTCGCTATCATTTCCCGCAGCTCTGCTGTCTTGTACTGCTTGATTTGTGGGGCTTGGTTTGTCGTTGACATAGATTTTGCTTATTGCCGCTAGGGCGTGGCCGAGGCTTTCCTCTACCTTGTCCGTTTTCGGCGTGTTTAATTTTTCCTGTGCTTTGTTTAATGCTTCCAGCACTCTGGCTTTTTGGGCTTTGCTTAATGTGAAGCTCATTTGCGTGTCGTCTGGCTCGTCTGTATCTGGTATGCGTGCGAATGCGTCGGTTTCTGGTACTTCTATCGGGGCGAGGAGGTTTGCTTTATCGTCTGCTGTTAAACCTGCGGCTGTTAGGTCTGCGTTTGGGGTTGCTAGCTCTATTTCTTTTACTAAGTCGCGGAGCTTGCCTGTGTCTTGCCTCTTGCTGCGGTTGTTCATTGCTAGGTTTAGGCGCTTCTCGTCGGCTTCGTCTAAGTCTACCAGCACACAGGGAGCTTCTTCTTGGCCTAGTGTTTTAAGGGCGGCTATTCTCTTGTGGCCGCTGATAATCGTCATATTTCTTTTGTTGACGACAATGTTGCCTAACATCCCGAACCTTTGAATGCTTTGCTCGAGCTGCACCTTGGTCTTGTCTGTTGTGATCCGTGGGTTGTAGGTGGCTTCGTTGAGCTCGCTGATTTTTAACAATTTGATTTCCATAAAGTTATTTTTTAACAAAGGCGCGCTTCATAACCCAGAGCCAGACGGGCTTTGGAATAAACCACGGCCGCGCGTTCCAGACTTGCTTTACTGTGTAGCTCCAGTCTTGGTCTACGTAGCGTCTTAGTTTTTTTGCTTGTTTGCTGTTCATATTCGTGTTGTTGCTTTTATGCCGTGGGCTCTTAGAAAAGCATTTGCCTGCTTGTCTATTTCCCTGACCTCTTGTTTGTAGTTGATGTTGTTTTCTATTTCCTTTTTTCTTCGCTCTGTAATAACGAACCCGCACCCGTCGCAAACGAAAACCTTTTGAAATTGCTGCGTTGCTGCCAGCGCGTGGTTGCAGTGTGGGCAGCGGTTGCTCTTTAGGTTTTCCCAGCCATATAGTGTTCGTTCGTGTGACATATTCTTAAACCACTACTAACGAGCCGCGGTACATGCTCGCTATTCCTTTTAGGTTTTCAAATTCTTCCTTTCTCTTTTGTGAGGGAATAACACCTTTCTGTTTGCACCAGTTTTCAAAGCTGACGTGCTTGAGAATGTGGAAGAACTCTATTTCTTTGTACCATTCGTCCAGCGCCTCTGCTAAGGCTACCCTGTCTTGCGGGAAACAAAGCCCGTAGCCCTCTATGATTAAAACCTTAGCTTTGTTTTTGTTTAGCTCTTTAGTCATTAACTCAATGTAGGCGTTCCTCTTTAATCTTGCTAATTCCTCGGTCGGTATTTTCTGCCAGTACTTTGGGTTTGAGAATTCGTGCGGTTCTACTCCCTTTACTTTTGCCATTGAATGATAAGCGTAGTCTACGCAAATAACCGCGGCGTCCCCGTGGAACTCCGCCAGCTTCTTGGCTAGGGTTGACTTTCCCGAGCTCGGCACTCCCGTGATTGTGATTACTTTTTGTATGCTTTCCATATAAATCTTTTTGACCTTGACGGCAGCTTGCTTGGGCTTATACTGTCCCCGCAAAACTCTACCCGTGCGAAGTTTTCGTTTAGTATTCTTTCTAATTCTTCCTGCTTTGGTGCGAAGTCTGGCTCGCCGTTTTCTACTGGGCTTTCTAGCACTAGCATTTCGTCGGTTAGGCTAGCCACTTGCTTGATAAACTCTGCCTTGTCCTCTACGTAGTGAAGCGTTGCTAATAAAAGCGTTATATCAAAATGCCCGAGGCCGCGCAGGGCGTTCGGGTCATTCAATTCTGCCTTTCTTAAATTATGGCCTACTCCGTTGTCTACGCAGTCCTCTAAATAGCGCCAGTTGCTGTCTATTCCTGTTGCGCTCTTTGCTCCTGCTTCTAGGCAGTTTCTCATTTGCTTGCCTGAGTTGCAGCCAATGTCTAGCACTGTCTTGCCTTTGACCTGCTCTGCTATGTTTAGCTTTTCCCATTTGCCTTGTGTGAATGCGTCGTTTTGGTAGTCGTTGTGCTCGCAAAATAAACGGCTTAGGTTTTCGTCGTTGAAGTCGTAGCTTCTTTCGCCGTTGTTGTCTTTGACTTTGAGGGTGTATGTTTTCATATTTTGTTTATCTTATTTTGAAATGTATTTGTTATTTGGTTTATTTTTTCTAGCCCCTCGTTGATTACTTTTTCTATTCGCTCTTTTTCTTCTTGGTTTATTACGAATGCGCGCACGAGGCTGAGGTCGTCTAGGTGTTTCTTTTTCAAAAGTTGAAGCCCTGCCAGTATTGCCATTATGTCTAAAAAATTGAGGTCTAGCTGTTTTGTTTCTGGTTGTTCTGGCTTCCTCGGTATTTCCCAGTTAAACCCTTTATTTTCTTCGCTCATAGTTTTGGGAGGCACTCACTCCACCAGCTTGGGTAGCGTTGATACCAGATAAAAAATTGTTTTATGTTTTCTTGCCAGTTGTATTGGTCGCCCTCTGCCTTGATCCACTGCCACGTTGGGTCTGTGAATTGGTAGACGCCTTTTGCTGTGCTCTTTGGGTTTTTGGCGTAGGCGTCGTATTGGCTTTCACAGGCGGCTATCTTCATTGCTTCCTCTACTTTAACTACTGGGGTTATTGCCGCTTGAAGCGCGATGTATTGTTTGACTTCGTCCTTGGTTGGGTTCGGGTTTATTTCCTCTTGGCGTTCTTCTACTGGTCTTTCTATTTCCTCTGCCTCTAACTTCGGCGCTCCTACTGCTTCCGCTAAAAAGAAGAAAGCTATAAATGCTGCCGCTGCGTAAAGAATAAAACCTGCGAGCCATTTTGTGGCTCTGTTCTTTTTCCTTTTTGGTATTGGTCTAGGGAATGACCCCCAGTTTCTTTTTGATTTCATATTTGGGCTACTAAGCGAAGCGGGCGAACTCGGCGGATAAGTCACGGCTGTTTAGGCGGTAGCTTATCTTCTTTCGGGTTGCCCCTACTCGTACCTGTTCGCTTGGTTGGCAGGTGGTGTTTAGCCACCGCTCCGCTTTGCTTAATAGTCCACTCTCGCTCTTGTGGGAAAGGGCTAGCTTGTCTAGCCTCGCTGCGTGTCTAACATCCTTTGGAGCAATTGCCGCGCTGGCGTTAGGTTTTATCAGGTTTGTCTTTCCCAGAAGAGCGCGAGCTCCTCTGTGCCTTTTTTTAACTAACTTTAGCCTTGTATTTAAAGTTTCAAAGCTGCTTGTGTTGTGCTTTCTTTCACTACTCTGCCCTCGTTGATTTCAAAGCCTCCCCAGTAGCCCTCGTTATCGTCTTGATTTACCACATACCAGTTGCTTGGGTCTTGCTCGTCTGGCATTAAATAACCGATTTGTTTCTTCTCTGTTTTGCTCACTATGGCTATTCTCGGTATTGGTTTTCCTTTGAGGAAGTCTGAGCCTTTTTTGGTTAGGCAGTAGTTTCCGCTTTCGCCGTCTACTTGTGCGATCAGCCCGTGATTTCTTGGAACGCTTAGGTTTCCGTTCTGGCTTACTGTCAGGAGCTTGCTTGGTATCATTTCCTTTGCGGGGTGAATGATGTTTATTCCTTTCGCTTTAATCGCTCCTGCGATTGCCTTGACGATGTCCTCTGCGCCTTTCGTCATTTTGGCTTCCCACGTTTCTGTTTGGCCGCAGCATTCGCATTTGCGCGGCTCGTGGTTTTGATAAAAGTTGGTCATGTGCGTGTGTGTTAGTTTTTGTCTGGCGAGGGCTGCTTTGATTTCTCGCTGCAGCTTGGTCGCCTATTGTTAGTTTAGCAAATTGTCGGGAGGGTGTCAAACACTTGTCTGTCCTTATTTTGCTAGGGTTTCGTAGTTGCTTGGGTCTTGTTCTTGATCTTCTTGCACATCTTCTACTTGGTAGCCGCTGGTATATTCGTCGGTTGTTCCGTCTGGTATGTTTCCGTCGTCTATCATTCCCTGCGCTATCTCTTTTGCTTCCTCGGCGTTTTCTGCTTTTACATAAAGCGTCCCGCTGTTGCTCTCACTGATTAAAACTTTGTAGTGTTTTGTTTTAGTCTTTGTCATAGATTTAGTTTAATTCTATAAACCCCCGAGGAAAGAATGCCATGTTCGGCTCGTCCTCGTAAATAAAAGCGAACTTTTGACCGAAAGTATCAAATGCTATTTTTCTGGCTTCTTCTATGTTGGCGGCTTTTATGACCGCTATGCTGTCTTTATCAAATGTCGCGGTGTTCCCGCTTATTGCGTGGGCGTGTGTCTGCCCGAATGAAACGTAGTACTTGTTCATAATTGTGTTGTTAGTGAATTAGTTTTCTTAATTCGTCAAAGCTCCGCACGATGTGGTATTCGCCGCCTTGCTTATTGACGAGCCTTTCAATTTCTTTTTGCTCTGGGCTTTGACGCCCAGTTTCTGTCTTGACTTCTATCGCAACGTATCGGCCTTTTATTAAGCAGGTTATGTCCTGCACCCCTTTGCGCCCTGTCCTGAAGAAGCGGTCAGCCGTTTTAATTCCTCCCGCGGCGCTTCTAAAAAAGAATAGCTTGCCTTGGTTCTCTAAAATCTGGAGGTAGTCAAGAATGCTTTTAATGATTTGTTGCTCTAGTATTTTCATTTTAGTACCCGCCGCCGCTTTTGAATTCGTCGGACTTGTTTTGTAGTAATTTTTTAAGGGCGCGGATCACTTCTATAACTGTCTTTGAGTTAATCGACGCTATTTTGTAGTCGGCGTATTCGTCCGTTGCTTTTATTCTCTTGTCTGCTTGGCCGTCTGTTTCTGTTTCGCTTCTTAACTCTGCCCACTTTCTTGAGAGGGCTTGCTCGGCATTTAATTCTAGGCTGGCCGCTTCGTGAAGTTTCGCGCTAAGCAAAACAATTTCGGCCGAGATAACCGCTGGCGTTTCTTCGCTGATTTCTTCCAGCGTGCTGTTCTGGTATTTGCCTATAATTTCCGAGGCCGTTATTCTATGTCGAGCTTCTGAGCCGCTCGTAGTAGTTGGTTTGTTGTTGTCGTTCATAAGTTTTTTGTAAAAGTTTGAAAAATTGAAAACCCTTTGCGCTATGTGCTCGGTTGTGGCAGCGCCAGCAGAGCGGTATTGTTATGTCGCTCTTGGCTCGGTAGTAGAGGTGGTGGTCGTGAATTGACCCGTCGTCCCCCTCGTTGCCGCAATAAAAGCACTTTTTTCTCATAAATTCTTTACTCTGTCGTAGCTAATCGAGCGCGCTTCGACTGGCGGCTCTGCTTGTTTTTTCGCGTATTCTATCTGGTCTAATTTTTTGCTCCAAGCGTTGCGAGCTACTTGCCAGAGGTGGTAGCGGGGTATGTCTTTAATTCCTCCGTCTGCGATTATGCCCTCGCGTCTTAGGAGGAGGTTTTCCCACTTGTAGAGCATTGTGTTGTTCCAGTCTATAAAACCTCGGCCGTCTGGTTTTGCTACTTCTTTTTTAATTTCTGCGATTAAGTATTGCACGTCTGGCAAATGTTCCTCGTTGCTCCCGTCGCTTCTTTCGTAGTTGGCTGGTCTTGTGTCTGGGTATTGCTGGTAGTATTCTTGCGTGGTTAGCACTTTACTGATGTTCTTGACTGCGATCACTTGGCCGTTAACTCTCACGAAGTCTTGCCCTGTTGAAAAGAGGAGCTGTTCCTCCTTGGCCGTTATGGCCAGCGTGGTTTTGTCGTAGAAAATTATCACGTGTGTTTTTGGGTTGGTTGTTAGTTGTTGTGTCATATTTTTAGCTTATGTCCGCCACCATTGGGCGGTTATTTTTTTGAGCGTGAATTGCGAGCTGCGCGAACTTTTCCCGTAGTTGGTAGGGTGTGGTTATTGTCGGGGCGTATTTTTGCCCTTGAATTTTAACTGCGTATTTTGCCGCTTTTATTGCCTGCTCGTGGCCGACCTTTTTAATTAACTCTTGTGCCGCTCCTCGCTG